ACCAAGTTAACACTTGCATAATTAATTAGGAGTTATTGATATGAACTGGGAAGACTTAAAGGCCTATGTAGGTGCGATAGAAGCAGATGATGCTTTTGTTGAGGAATGCTGGGAGACAGCAGAAGATTTGATTGCTTCTTATATTAGAAGTACAAAAGTCCCTGCTCAAATTCTAAAGCGTTGCTACCTTGAAGTTGGTTCTGAGTTGTATCACAGGCGTAACTCACCAATGGGAATATCTCAATATGCTACATATGACGGAGCACCTATCCGTATAGCAAGGGACCCTCTCATTGGTGTTTACCCTCTTCTAAATCGTTACATGGTGAGATTTGCATGATTCAGTATGCATTGGACAACCTGGTAGTTAAATTAAATGAGATTGATGGAATAGGAACTGTTTATTCAGTTCCACCAGCAAGACCACAGATTCCATCTGTAATTGCAGAACCTAACAATGGTTGGGTAACTGTAAGGCCAGATGAATACGAATCAAGTTGGGGCAGTAACTGGAGACTAACTGTAATGGTTAGACCACAGGACAACACACTTGAGATGACAGATTTAATTACTGTAGTTGACAACATTGCAACTGGATTGTGGGAATGGGAATCAGTAACAAATATAACAGTTGATAAGCCATTTATCATAGAGGTAAATGGTGCATCAGTTTTTAGTACATATATGAATATAGAAATTGATATGCAAGGAGGAAATTAACATGTCAAGACTTAAAGGAAAGACAATTAAGTTTGAAGTGGACAATGTTGAATACTCTGGAAGCGTAAAGAATGTCACATTCTCTTCAGAAGTTGGAGAAATGGGATTTGGAGATTATGCAGATAATCTTGAATATCGCTGCCAGATTGAAGGGTTCCAGGATTATGCTGCTAACAGCCTATGGTCTAAGTTGTTTGATACTCCAGGAGCAACAATTGCTCTTGAGTTCACACCTCATGGAAACTCAACACCATCTACTTCACAACCAAAATTCACAGCATCAGGCTATGCAGAAGTTATCCCAGTATTGGGTGGCACTGCAGGCGAATACTTTGTATGGGATGTAACCATCATTCTTGATGGCAAGCCAGCCAAAGTAACTGCTTAAGGATGTTGGGCAGTGGCAAACTTTACTGTAAAGGTAAAAGGCGTAAATGAAGTAGTTAGGTCCTTCAAACAATATGAAGGTGCCATTGATGACTTGAAGAATGCCAATGCAAACATTGGTATGAAAGTTGCTACAACAGCCAAAGCCACTGCTCCACTCCTAACAGGAAATCTGCAGAGAAGCATTAGACCAAATCGTGCTTCAGCAAGAGTCCAAATCAAAGCAGGAGGAGCAGCAGTTCCTTATGCAGGAGTCCAAGAATATGGATGGCCTCTAAGAGGAATACAGGCTCAACCATTTTTACGCAGGGCAGCATGGGATGAAAGAGATTATACAAAAGAGCAGTACACACAAAACTTAATGGACTTAAGTAGAAAATATATTGGAGGCAGATAATGATTAACAATTTAAAGATGAAAGAACTGGCAGAGATAGAAACTTTGTCAGGGTACAACATGGACGAATGGGAAACCTGTCCAAAGGTAAAACTTACTATGGCTATTACTTATGTAATGGCTAAGAAAGATAAACCAGAACTTACTTGGGAAGAAGTAGAAAACATGACCCTTGATGAAATGCAAGGAATCATTGGAGAAGAAGTCCCAAAAGTGAAGGTCTCTTAGAACTAATGGGTGAATTCTGTGCAGCCACAGGATATACACCACAACAGTTTTGGGAGATGGAACGACAAGAAATTGAGTACATAGCAAGGGGGTTGAGGAAGAAGAATGGCTAATACAATAACAATTGATATTCTTGCCAATACCAGAGGCTTGGTTAATGGTGTTAATGAAACCAATAACCAACTTGGTAAGTTAAATAATTCTGCCAACTCAATCATTGCAGGCTTCAAAAGATTAGGTGCAGCAATTGGTTTGACTGTTGGAGTCAATGAAATCAAGAATGCCATTAAGGACCTTGCAGCAGAAGAGAAAGCCTTTGCAGCCCTTGAAGAGTTGTATGGAGCAGATTTCAAAGCCATATCAGACAAGATAGGTAATCTATCTAAAATATTTTATGTTGATGATGGAGAGATAGCAGCCCTGGTTTTAAAACTACGAGGCTCTCTCAAAGCAGAACTTGACCCACTTGCAGATGAATTTGCAGAAGCAGCAATTGTTTTATCTAAGATAACAAACAAGCCATTAGAAGAGATAAGTGCCAAACTTGTTAAAGCGCTAAAGGATGGAAAACTCACAGTTACTGAGATTCAGGGATTAGGAATTGAATTAACGAAAGAACAACAGAAGGCATTTGATGAGGCTCAGAAAGCAGGAAAGGGCCTTGAATATTTACTAAGCATTATCTTATCTGAAGAGAATATAAAGAAGGCACAGAGACTTACAACTCCATGGGAAAAACTTTCATTTACTGTAAGCCAATTGAAAGAGAAGGCTGTAGAACCATTACTCAGAGCATTTGAGAAAATGTTTGATTTCTTTACTGATGAAGATGAGAACGGCATTGTCAAGGTTAATGACAACTTCCTAATCATGAGAGACTTGATGATTACGATAGGTACAGCAGTAGCAGCAGCAAAAATAATTGGTTTCTTACAAGGCTGGGCAAAGGCAAATACAGGATTAACAATCACTCAGGTAGCACTTAACATTGCTATGAGAGCAAATCCAATAGGAATAATTATTACTGCACTAACTATCTTGGTTGGAATCATAATCATTGTTGTGCGTAAATGGGATGATATTAGAGAAGCATTTGGCAAGGTAGCAGATGTAGTAGGTGGAGTTGTTTTGAAGTTTATAGGTGGATTAAAGACTCTATTTAGCAAGGTAGTAGAAGAAGTAAAGACATGGCCTGGAAGACTTGTTCAATCAGGTAAAGACCTAATCATGGGTATCTGGAATGGTATTAAAGATATGGGTCAATGGATTAAAGACAAGATAAGTGGCTTCTTTAAGAATAATGTTTTAGGAACTGTAAAGAAACTATTTGGAATTGGTTCTCCATCCAAGGTATTTGCAGGGTATGGAAAGAACTTAATGCAGGGATTATCAATTGGTATCAACAGGAATACAGGCTTGGCTATGAGGGCTTTGAATGGTCTTGATATGCAACCATCATTTGCCTTTGCAGGTTCTGCATCATCAAGGGGCAGTGTAGTAAACAATGTAACCATTAACGCTGGTGTTGGTACTGACCCATATGAACTTGGCAGAGTTGTTTCTGCTGCATTGGATAAGTATCAAGGTGTTAATGGCAGATGAAAATACAAGATGAATTTAGCATTGAGTTAAGAACCAGGATAGATGGCTTATTTGTAATTGGTGAGAACGCTCCTGGTGATGGTGAGAATGGTGCACCAATAGCATCAGACTTAGATTTACAGAATGACCTGCAGTTTGAATGGCAGGATATGAAAGAAGGCATCCTCTCTATAACTATTAAGAGGGGAGTAGATAGTTATACAGGTGCCCTGCCACTACCAATACCTTCAGTAGGTGTAATGCATATTAGAACTATTAACAAATCATTTGACCCTAACTACAACAGGTTCATGGAGCCTAAGAGTAAGGTGCGATTAAAGCGAGGGAATGAAGTAATCTTCCAAGGAAGAATCAATAACCTTGCAGTTGACTATAGAAGTGATAAAGACAAGCCATTAATTACCTTTGATGTAATGGACCCTATTTCAGAATTGCAACAGGCCACAACAGAATTAAATGATATCCAGACTCATGGAACACAGAATTGGACAAACAGAATTGAAACCTTATTCACCAATGCCAAGAAGCAGGACTATCAGGTGTGGCAGAGAAATGTAGTTGGTGGAGGAACAACAAAGCATGGCTATTGGAGGGACCAAAAGACTCTATGGGAAGCCTTGGTTTTGGCCTCTGATACAGAAGGTGCCCTGATTTATTATGGCAAGGACAATGTTCTTAATTGCTATGCATCAGGTGCAATACCTACAGGTACCTTGCTAATGAGTTTTGATAACACTGACCCTACAAAGTTTGGATATAAAAACATTGGAATTGATTATTCAGTAAGTAGCACCATTAATGAGGTACAGGCCAATAATGAATATGGTGTCTATAAATCAGAATGGGACCCAGATGCTGTACCTGAAGGATTTAGTGAGGGTGACTTCTATACGCCTGGAGCATTTAAGACAGTAGAAGAAGTCAAAGTAGAACCTCTTACAATTAAAAGAAAACAAGCCATGATTAACAGATATGGCACAAATGCTTTGAATGCCAAGACTAACTTCAATGTACAAGATGGCGAAGATGTTTATGTATCGTGGGCTACATCTATCTTAGAGAAGTGGAAGAAGCCAACTCCTCTTGTAAATTCCATTGAATGGGATGCAAAGAAGTCCTTACAAAAAGCGGCATCAGCAGAAATATTAGACAGAGTTAATGTAAAACATTACACAGAGAATTTTACCTACGAGGAACAACTAACCATTATTGGTATCCAACATGAGATTAATGCTGGTGACAATTCCTGGAAGGTAAAATTTATATTGTTTCCAAGGAGTAAATTCATATGACAATTAGATATATTGACTTCGCTGATGGCCAAGTGCTAACAGCAGAACAACTCCTTGACCTACAGGACAATGGTGTTATTCAGGTAGATTCTTTTGCAGAACTATCAGGTTTATCATCATCAGTTAACGCAGCCTATGTAGAAGCAGACAGTGCTTTCTATATTAAGAAGTCTGATGGGTCATGGGGTTCTGTAGGTGGTCTTGCTGTAGTACAAGCAGCAGCACCAACTGCACCACAAGTAGGACAGATTTGGTTTGATACAGATGCTGTATTACCCAATCCTGTCAAGCATTTTTACGAGGGAAGCGAGACTGTTACAAACACAGCAGCGTTCCAAGCATTATCAAACTTAAATGGACAGTCTGTTGTTCTAACAGAACCAGCATGGGTCCATATTTCCTATGGTGTTACAGAGCCAGTAGGAGATAACTTGGCAGGTATTTCTTATGGAGTCCAACTATCAGGTGCAACAACCAGAGCAGTAGGACCAGCAGATGCCTGTGTCTCTTATGTATCAGGTAGGAACTCTGTATCAAATGATTTCTATGCCATTTTCAATGCGGGTACAACAGAAGTAACCCCAGTAGCAAGAAAGTTAGGAACAGGAACAGTATCTGTAACTAACCCATACATGAATATTGCACCTATTAGGTGGTCATAACAAATGCATAAAGTCTGGGATGGAACTGAGTGGTCAAGTGCTAAGGCTCTAAAGGTCTGGAATGGCACACAATGGAAAGCAGGATTGAAGTTTAAGGTTAGAACTTCTTCCTCTTGGCTACCTGGTTCTGTCTCAGACAAAGATGATTCACAGATTGTAAAGTGGTCTGTAGATGCACCAACACCTCCACCTCCACCTCCTCCTGTTACACATCCAGTACCAAACTTAAATTTAAAGACACTACAAGAAGTAGAAGCACTCTTAGACCCACTGTCATTTACCTATGCTGTTACAGAGTATGAAACAACATCAGATGCCACAAGAGATGACAAGGTAGTTATTGATTCTCAAATACCTGCAGAAGGACAATCATTAGCAGAAGGTAGCCAAGTTGTATTTAAACTATATAACTTTGTTCAACCAGAAACTACAGTTCCTAACTTAGATAACCTCTTGGTTACAGCAGCCGACTTAGCAATTATAAATGCCAATCTTCGTGTGAGTACCAACATAGGTACTGATGAAACCTATGATAACAACCTTATAGGTAGAGTCATTGTAGGAAGTCAGTACCCAACAGCAGGTGATGTTGTTCCTACAGATACAGAAGTTACCTATGACAAGTGGGTGCAGAAGGCATATACAAATGTTCCTCCCCTTGTTGGACTTCTTGATAACCAAGTATTCTCAACTCTTGATGCAGCCAATCTAAATATTGGTACCAGAACAGTTGTAGCAACAGCAGTGGCTTCAGATGATGACAGAGTTAAATCTCAGTACCCTGCACAAGGTACACCAGCAGAAGTTGACTCAGATGTTAATTATGAAGTCTGGGAATATTCCCTAAGAATTGTTCCTAACCTAAATGGGCTTACACAAGAGCAAGCAATAGATGCCTTATATGATGCAGGACTAAGGCCTGGAAATATTACTAATCAAGAAACTACAGTTGTATCTGATGAAGGTAAGGTGAAGAACAACAGCCAAAGCCATCCTGCAAATTATCCAGTTAACCAGGATACATCAATAAATTTTGTAGTATGGGTACCAAATACAACTACCACAGTACCTAATGTTGTAAACCTTGTTGGACTATCTACTATCCAGAATACAATTACAGCAGCAGAATTAAATCCAAGTTTAAGAAATGTTACATATACAAGAGACTCAAGTTTATTTGAAAAGTGTTATGCCCAGAGTCCTACATTCCCTAATGTAGTTCCAGTATCTTCAAATGTTTCAGTAGACATATATCTTGAAGAACCAAAGTACACAGTTCCAAGCATTATTCAATTGACACCTTCATCAGGTCCTATTAATACCTACTTCACATGGGGTAGCAATTCATTAGCAGGAACTGGAACAGAGAACACTGGCTTGCATGGCAAGGTAGCAACACAATCACCTTCAGCAGGGACACAACAGTATGCAGGCTCTATTGCCTATGGTGTCTACACAGATTCAAGACCTATAGTTCCAAATGTTGTAGGACAGACTGAGGCTACTGCTAAATCAAATATTAATAGTGCAGGACTTAACTGGACTGTAACCAGGAAAGCACAAACATCTAATGGACAAGCAACAGCAGGAACAGTTGCATCACAAAACCCTACAAATCCAACAAGACTTGCATCAGGTGGATATGTAACTATTGAAGTCTGGGATGAATATGTTGCAC